AGCAAATTCAAAATACCGTTCATGTCTTTGCCGAGCGGAGGCGTACCACCAGAAAGCGGACTGATCATCGTACTTGGCGGGAACCCATCATTCAGTGATGCCGCGCCGGGCGTAATACTGATTTGGGATGTTTCTGGAATAATGTTCTTTGCGCCATTGGCCGCAAATGGCAACGGAATTGGCGATGGCGTTTGGTTAGCTTGCATTCGTCGATACCTTGAGTGTGGCGTTGGCTAGGCAATGCCCTTTGCCAAACATGAAATCGATAATTGGCGCTGCAATCTTTGCCCAGTTCTTGCCTTCGATAAGCGCATTACCAGTACGCGTTGAAATAGTCTGATCTGCTGGGCCCCCAAAGAGCGCGTTGCCGCATTCATCTTGAGCGACCGCCATGCTCTTAGCCCGCTCCTCCGAGCCAAATAACGCCTGCATCAGCATTGCAAGATTCAAAATCGGTGTGACCAGCGTCACCAAGGCCCACAGCATTACAAGTTGCAATCTGTTCATATCAATCAATCGTGATTTGGTTGGATGGGAACTGCGCGGCACCACCGCCGGATAGCGCTATAAATACCTGTTTGCAGGCAGACACATATTGCGCAGCAGCTTTGGAGAACTGCATAAACACAGTCGTCGATGGGAACGTGTGAACTCCGCCAGCAGCATCAGCCCAAGGGAACGTCGTCAGCCCATTGGTAAATTCCTGATAGGTTGAAATGAACTGTGCCTCCGCACCGATATTGGCAGTATCCGCATCGGCAACGCCGTAGGTTGCATTGAGTGCTGGCGTGGATGCGCTCGTTACCGCCAGGCCAGATGCAATAGCTGCCTTGTATAGCTGATAAGGCGTCGGCGGCAGTTCGACATACGCGCCAATTGCGCCATATTTTCCGGCGACAAGATCGGCAAATATTTCCTGCCCATGGGCCACTGGATCAGAGTTCGATGCAATGAAAGGAAGGTAATCCTGGTACGCATCAAATTTCACCTGGCATCGGATCGATGTGTTGTTTGCGTCAGCATAAATAGGGGTCTTCACATCTGTGTAATTCATTAGGCAACCCTCACATAAAGCATGGTGAAATTATCGCCATTACCATTGATTGATCCGTAGTCGTAAACCCAGGACTCAAGCACCCACGAGCCAGGCAGGTTGCACGGGTCTGTCGCTGGATTCGGCCCGGCATTAACATCGGCATGTACTGTTTTTTGCAAATGATAGGCACCAATGCCGCCTGGCTGCCCTGTCGTGACAGCGCCCGCCATACCGTTGACCGAAGTCACACCACCATTGGCAGCAGTATCAGCCGTCGATGCGTGGGCCACGCTGAGAGCGGATGGCTCATACACGTACATCGTGTCATTAGGGTAGTTCCCTCCCCACAGAAATTCAGGCTGGCCGGGCTGCGCCACAAAGTCGAAAGTGAGCGGCTGACCGAGGTTGCCGCCGCTGCCAAGCGTAGCAGCCGCTCCAGAAATGCTGATCGGCCACACGTTCGAAAAATTCGTGCTGTCTACCTCCAGCAACAATTGTCCGCTGCCACCCCATCCTATGTAAATTTTGTTAGCCCCCTGCCCCCCACCACCGCCCTGTTGAACGGGAGTAAAACCCAAGGCTGGCTGTAGTGAGGGAACCCCGTTCAGATCGCTATAATTGCCCGATGTTGCTACGACAGCAAGAACGGGCTTATTAAGAATCTCAGTCGGCCCACTGGTCGCATTCCAGTCAGGGCTGAGCGATAGCCAACCCGCTCCGCCAGCGTCCGGGTCGGACTGGTTATTGTCTACCGTGTTGAACCAAAAGCCAGTGCCGCTGGATTGCAGTAGCACAGCGCCGCGTGGATAACCACTCACGTTCGGATCGGTTGCAAAGGCCGCGTTGTATGTGAAGGAACCACCGGCCTGCGACCACCGCGCCGTCGCAGACAATAGGTACAGGATTCCGTTCATGTCTTTGCCGGATGGCGGCACGCCACCTGCGGTCGGCGCTTCCATCGTCACAACAGGGAAGCCGTCGTTAAGCGATGCCGCGCCAGGTGTGATGGTGATCTGAGACGCTTCTGGAATGGCGTTCTTTACGCCATTCGCCGCAAAGGGTAATGGAATCAGGATAGGGGGCTGGTTAATTTGCATTGATTACACCACTGAAAAATACACCTTGATTAAACGGAACATAGACCGACGAATTTGCTTCTGAAAAACCGAAAATGTTAGTCGGAATTTGAATAATATTGGCAAGAACTCCGGTCGGACGAGGCAGTACACCTGACTGCGTGAGAATCGCCACCTCGATTGGCGAAAGGTAAAACTCGAACGTGTATTGCATCGTCATCTTCCCCGTGTCGAGGACATAGCACCTGCCGCGATCCGCGAATAAATAATTAAGCAAAGTGTTTAACGATGATGCCGTGCAATTCGTAATGTTCGCCATTGCCTTAGTCATGATCAACGTGCGATAGGTATCATCGTCAAGCGCCACATTGCGCAATACCGGAGGCCCTCCATCATTGAAGGTGCCCTCGTTGAATGGCTGTACGCCGGTCGCTGCCGTCAGTGGTGAAAACGCCTCCCCAAATCCGAAGTACGTTGGCGGTATGGCGGCATTGACTGAGCGTTCGACATTGACAATTTTCCCCCACACGTCAAGGCCATAACCAACTGCTGACTGAACATTCCAAATCGTGTTGTAAAAATTATCGATGTCCGCGCCTGGATCGATGTCCTCGTTAAGGTATTCGATTAGCGCCGTGATGGTTGGACTGGTCGCATATTGCGCCAGGAGTGTTTCCTGCCAGTTTTGCATCTTCAGACCTGCGTGACGTTGATATTCGATATGTCGAGCGTCGGATATTGATCAATGCCAAATGTGATCGAATTTTGGTTGATCGTCGTCGGACTCGTGCTAAGCATGATCGACAGAATATTGACGTTCTCATTGGTCGCTGACACGCCTGCGTAATACCTCCCAGCGTAGATACTTGAACCAATGCGGGCACTTGTGCCACCATCCGCGCCGGTAAACGAAGCGAGTACTGCCTGCGCAATGAGTTGCGCGACATTAGATGGCAGCAGATTGCTCGCCTGAATCTGCACGGCGACATAACATTGCACCGGGGCCGGTGTTTCCCAAGTGACGGTGTACTGTGGCTGCGGCTGGTTGTAACTCGTGTCATAAACTACATAGGAGGTATTTCCGTTGTAATCACAACCAACGGCTTTCTTGCTCCATATCGCAGCTGCAATCGACGCCGCGTCACCACCGACTGCGGACACAAAAAGGGAATGCGGCAGCAGTGGGTAATTTGTTGCGCCGTACAGCACCGTCGCACCGGTCGGGTTATCAATGACAAACGCATCCAGCACATTTGGAACTGACAGCACAGCGCCATAGACAGCCTGCACGCTATTGACGGCGTTAACGGCGACAGACAACCTACGCCGCGCCTCGAATTCGGCGCGAGTCTCAACATTCTGTCCTGGCGCTCCTGCGGTCGAATTAGCAATGCGATCCCAGCCCTGCACCGCCGTATAAATCGTCGAAAGCGCGCCAATCTGACACGTCACCGGCCCCATCGTCTGGCATTGAAACTGCACCGTTACCTGTCCTGATGCGGGAATCGTTGCCGATGCCGTTGAGTTATACAGATAACCATTCGCATCCTGCGCGACAGAGCCTGCTGGAATGACAGTGCCAACCAACCCGATACATGTAGCGGCAACGACCGTTCCCGACGCCGCAATGCGGTTAAGAAAGTAAATTCGCCCGATAGCATCCTGCCAACGTCCATCAGCCACATCTGGATTTACTTGATTCGAGATCGCGAGAACTTGATTATTTTTGTCTCCGATAATCGCCGTTAGAGATTGCGCCAATTGCCCCTGCGGCGTTGTCAGACCTGGATTGACGCCCCCGCCGAATGCAGCATTAATGTCTGCCTGAACGCCGGCGAGAACAGCTGATTCAAGAGGCAATACAGGGCCGTTGGTTGTGAGCTGGATAGCTGGTACGTTTGTTTGCATGTTAGAAAGTCACCGTGCTAGTGTTGCCAGTAATGTCCGTCACTTCAATATCCCCACTCAGCACACGATTGCTAAAACCAAGATTCGTAACGCTCGCGCTCGCAACGTTCTGAACACTCATCGCTGCGGTGACAATTTTCGCTTGCACAAAAGATGCGGGAGGTAGTTGGCCTAAAATGCTCTGCCAGTAAGGAAGCCCTTGCGTGGCGTCATACCAGCACTCCCCAAGAAATGTTTTGACGGCACTTGCCACATCTTGGGCGATAGAATAAGGATCGGATGCGCAAGCAATATTGCCATTCGTATCCAATACCAAATCCCACGCCGTGCGGTCTAGCAAAAGTGTTTTCACTTCAATTCCCGTTCAGAGGTGTAAAGCAAGAAAGCCCCAGACTTTTCGCATCGTCCGGAGCTTTCTTGTTAAAAAACGCCCGAAGGCAGAGTTTTTTGAAAATGCTAAATCGGGGGACTTGTCGTTCCGTTGCGTGAATCGATATGCTCATGCCCGTGGACGCTAGTCCCGCTTGCCGTTACATCCTGATTTACCGTCAGCGGCCCCTGCATGGAAGCGTTGCCGCCGAGCGGACCTTGGCCTTGCGCCAGCTGACCATCAATCTCAACGATAGGCGCTGATTGGGTCACCTGATTTCCAGCCGTCAGGCCGATGGTCTGCTGCGCCTGGAGAACGATGACCGGTGCAGCAAGGCTGATTTGCTGCGGCGATACGATGGTGATTCCATCCGATGCGAAGGCAATGTATTGGGCGGGAAGACTAGACAGTATTGTCATGACATAGATGGAGTCCGACATATCATGTTTGCGCAAACTACCTGGCCCAGCCTGCCCCTTGTTCGAGACGGCTGTCGAGTTGTCCCGGTCACATACCGCAACCAGGCCGATGTCGCCAACCTGCGGGTCAATAATCACCGCGTTCGCGCCACCCTGCAAACGCATGTACGGCACGCCATGAATGATGCCGTGCGGGATAACGTTACCTTCCCCATCAAGCTGTCCGACCAATGGCAAAATATCTACCTTGCCACTGCCCGCGATTGTGCCGTCCTGCGTTACGGCCACGACAGTGGCAATAAAAGATGTTCGAAGCCGCGAAATAAGCTGCTCCGCAATACTGCGATGACGCTGGTATTCGTTGAATAGCGCGCCAGCTGTAATGCTAGTTGCTGCGGACATTTGAAAATCCCAGAGAAAACAGATGTAATTCGCTAAACCATGGGCCGTCAGGCATCAGTGTCGATAGATCATGAGTCACCTGCGTTAGCTGCCATGCACCAGAGGCTCTAGGGATGGAGGACGTGATATTTACAACAGTCCCATACAAAAAAAGAGGATTCCACTCAGCCCTAACGCAAATTCCGCATTCTTCAAATTTCGGATAGCTAGCCATCCCCGATGCAGATGATAAATTTATCTCAGGAAAATTTGGCGCATCACGATTCGGCCAGATATGAAATACATTATTGTCCAACAGCACAACGGTCTGCGCCGCCGTTGCAACTCGCTCAATCTGATCCATCAATGTGCCGCTCAAATACTGCCCAGAAAGCTTTGCTGTGACGCCGTGGTTCTGGAACCCCATCCCCATTTGTGCCGCAAGCCCCCCGATGATGCTTGCCACATCTTGTGTACCGGGATAGGTGTTGGCAGCCGCAGAATTAGCGCGCTCAAACAATCCACCCTGCGCCGACACAACAAATGACGCTTCAGCACTATCCGAAATATCAATGAATGCGCCATAAATCGTGCCAGCGAAAACAGTATGCTGAAGGCCGCCAACATCGCCCGCAAAGACCTGCACCTGATTGGTGCGGAAAACAACGCCTTTACTATACGCCAACGATAGGAGATTCATGTCTGCCATCTTCATGCCGAATATTCTCAAACTGAGCGAATACGTTGCTAGCGGCCCCTGAATGGATGTGGCGATGGTCGCCAGTATGCGATAGCCGTTTAACGCAAGCGTCTTGCTGCCACCAGGAAAACTATCTTGTGCAAGGTCAAATTGAACATTGATCTGTCTCTGCGTAAAGCTCATTTAATTCCCTGCAAAAAAAATGTCGAAGTTGCCTTGGGCTGGCTGGATAGAGCTTCAAGCGCGCCCCTTACAAAGATAGAAACGCTAGCACCACGCCAAGCCAAAGAAAACCGCCGCTTCCGCCGTGCGTCTCAAGGTAAGCAGCAACCGACGCAAGGCCAACCATCCCGATGCTGATGGCAATTTTTTTCATCAGATTTGCTCCAAGAAACCTCGCCCTTCAGGGCGGGGAGGATGTCCCTTGATGAATTTGTACTTAGATAAAATGTTTTGCGATGGCGTAAGCAAAACCGCTGCAAACAATCCATGCTAAAGGAGTCAAGATGTGGCGAATCCCACGACACCACGCTACAACGAGCGCTGCGCGATCTGCTCCCCGGGTTGAAGTCTGTGCTTGTATCATTAAATCATCTCCAAATTTGTCTTTGGGTATGTTAGGATTTTCCATGTTTTCACTTCTAGGGAATTAGTTGTGGAAATAAAAAGCCCCTGAACGCGACCAACGTCAGGGGCTTTTGCTTTTGTTCGGTACTGCTATTTTTCAGCTTTGTTCAATATAGATAAGTTGCCAGCGCGCTCCTAGCCCCGTGTACCGAGGATCGTCATCGCCTTCGGTGTCAATGAAGGTCAAGTCGCCGATGAAATCCAGATATTCTTGCCGCACAAGATAGACCCGGTCGCGGCACAGTACTCCGGTCATCACGGCATTCCCATTCACATACAGGTCGAGATAGAGGCCCGTGTTTTTCTGATACAGGTTGATGCCGCAATACTGCTGCGCCAGATTAACGCTCAAATTTTGCGATGCAACAGCGGCCAGTGGAATGTTCAGCATCTCATGTCACCAGTCCTGCCACAGCCGTTTCAAGCGTTTTCCCGACGCCAGACATCACTTGCGTCGCCTGCGTCGTGATACTGGTCACAATCGAGGAAACAGACTGTACCGCTCCCTGGAAACTGCTTTTCACAGTATTCACATCAAGCTGTAGTGGCGTTTGTTGGTTCGTCGGCGTCGGCGTGTTTTCTGCTGTGCAGACCCATCCCTGATTTTGCGGATCACTCCCCGATGCCGTCGCCGTGCTCGAATAAGACGCTTGCGCACTCACTCGAATCTCTGTCAAGTGAACCTCGGCTATTAGCAAGCTCAAGCCAGACGAACTCTTGCGTTGATAGTCGAGCCGGTCAATATTGTAATTGCTGTATGTTTGATCCGGCGTAACCACCGTAACAAGCGTGAGCGATTCATATAAGCCGGTAAGCACCGCAAGAAAAGTATCGCGCGGCATATTTTTCCCACCACATGCCAACCGCAAAGTCAGCTCCTGCGGCATCGCCACTTTGTTGTAGGAGGAAAATCCGCCCTCTTCAACAGGGTACGACGCGACGTGCTGCTCACCACGATAGCTCAACTCCACTACGGAATCCGGCGTAATCAGAGCATTACCTTGAGCGTCTGCGATGATCCATTGCGGCGCATCGCTAGGCAAGAATCCGAAATAATCCAGCCCTTGGAGTTGCTGAACGATGCCTGTGCGCACGCCAATGGCAAGAGGCAACTGGTTGAGATCGGGAACTCCGGCAACCAGCGGCACATTTGGAAATTGAATCAAGCTCATGTCATGCCCGTCATTGCGCCCGTAATTAAGCCGTTATTGTTCAGCGCCGTCTTCATTGAAGCGGCAATTGCCGTACCATCTTTGGCGTTATTCGCGTACACGTTCAGAGTGTTAATTGTCGTGTCAATTTTGTTCGATGCCGAAGCCTGCTTATCGGGACGCCCATACATGGCACGATTCGCGGCAGCAATCATCGGAGCCAAAGAAGGAACCTTCCCGGAATTCATGATTGATTTCAACTTCGATCCGTACTGCGGATCGGTAGCATATTTCCCTGTGAGAGCATCGGCAAAAGCATTTGGGTCATCGGCATGCGCACGCGCACCCGCGTATGCAGGACTTGTCGCCAATAATTTTGCATGCGCCTCAAATGCTTCCGCGATGGTGTCAAATTTTGCGAATTTTTGAACTACTCTCTGCATGCGTCCGTCGATAAATTCATTCGTTTCCGCTTCGACATACGCCTGTCCTGACTTGGCTTTAATTCCAAAAGGATTATTGCTGCCTACTGGCATCCGCTTTCCGGAATTGCTTTCAAGCTTATATTGCGCTAGCTGTACGGATGCGGGAACATGATATTTATCTTGTAACCGCTTGGCTATTGCAGCCACGTCTTCGGTGTCGCCCGATTTTGCAGATTTATCTCGTGCGGCCCACATCTTGTTCATTTTTTCATCTTCGCCAGCGTTAAGTTCGCCAGAGTGAAGCATGAGCGCTGCCGGGCCAATCCATCGCATCAATCCAGTAGCAGCGACACCTAGTAACGATGTTTCTCCGACCGCTGCGGCACCGGCACCAGCCTCCGCTGCACCGCCACCAACTGCTGATACTGCTTTTCCGAATACTGCCTTTGCAGCGGCCTTCGCAGCCACAACTCCACCAACCCCAGCAACAACGGTTCCTGCCGCAGTCTCAGCGGGATGGCTTGCCATAGCATCGTTGAAGTCTTTCAGAAGTTTCGTTCCCTCAGTCAATGCAGGTGAGAGCTTTGTGAAGATGGTGGCACCAGTCTGGCCGATAGTGCTTTTGAATTGATTCCATGCTTGATCGGCTTTTTGCGCCTCATCCACATTCTTTTGCGTCACCTGGGAAAGTTTATCGGCCTCATCATAAAGTCCCTCAAATCCTTTTTTGCCATCCTGCAACATCTGGATCATCGTAGGGCCGAGATGCAGAAAAGTTTGAAGATCGTTGAATATATCGCTCTTATTCTTTCCCTCTTGCGACTTGGCGATAGCAGAGAGAATATTTTTCATATTGCCACTGGCAAGATCATCCTTATTAACGCCGAATTTTTGCAACTCTGTCGCAAATATCGAGTCTTCCTTATCTGGATGCCTCTCTTTAAGATCCGTCTTTAATTTTGAAACCTTTGCGGCAAAAGCATCAAATTCCGCAGGATCGCCACCCATTTTTTTCACCGACATATGCCACGCATCAAGCTCATGCGCATCCATACCAAGGTTATGCGATGCAGCACTCAATTGCGACAGACCGCCGATTGTAGCTGCAAGTCCTGCACCGGCAATGGTAGCAATACCAGCCGCCATGCCCATGATTTCGAAGCGGACGCTACTGTACTGATCCGCTAATTTCTTTGCGGCTTCCTGCTCCTTCTTGCGTTGAACAAGTTGCTCATTACTGGCTTTTTTCGTTGCTTCAGCAGATTTTTTCGCGTTAGCTTCCTGCCCGTCTGCCAGCTTCTTTCCAACCTTGTCCGCCTCAGATACGCCTCGCGTGTAGCCGGACGTATCAAGGCCAAGCGTCACAATTAATGCATCAAGTATTGTTGCCATGTGATTGAGTATTTCTGTTATGGATATTTACGGAATGCACTTCGATAATGTCCCACATATCCTCGGCACCATAAACCGTCTGCAATTCATGCAAGGTACATAGCTCGCTGCTTAACGCAAAACCGATAGCTGTGGAAACATTCGCGTATGCCATATGTGGCGCGGCATGACCATCAGGGATGCCAAAATCAAGCCCCTGACGGCCGTCTAAAAACCCGCGTGCAGGCGAAATATCTCACGCCGAAGCTTGAACAGTGTCGCCACTTCTTCGATGTCACCATCAGAGATGCCGCGAATGATGTTCGGCTGTGATGCCGAAGGTATAAAGCTGACGCAGCGCATCATTTCGTCAAGCAGCGGCTCTGCATCCATTGGATCGAGCTTCAATAACGACACCAGCAAGATTTTCTTGAGTCCCGCAATGCCATCATTTTCGATACCAGGAGGTATATCAGCACCAGAGCGACCGGCTGCCAATAGTAGTCGAACTGCAAATTTCTCTGCATGGGCGGCAGGCATCTCCGTGAGTTGGTAAGTTTTACCTTTATCGCGGCCCTCGTCCGTTACCGTGTAGGTAATTTGCTTTCTCATGCTGTCGCCTCGCCGATAACCTGTTCCCAAGCAATAACGAAACTCACTGCTTCCAGCACTTTCTTGGCATTCACGATCTTGTTGCCGGACTTGAGGATGCCGTTAATCAGCGAGTATTTACGATTGATCGACGGGACGATGATTGTTGCATTCGCGTAGTATACTTCTCGCGCAGTGCGTTGTGCCGTCATCCAATTTTCAAATATCGGCAACGATGGCGAGTCAGGCATGATTGCAATTTTTAGATTTGTCGGATTGAAGATAAAGCCTCCGCTCATATGTCCATCCACGCCCATGACGATCTCAGCCATCTCGACCGCTTCCGCGCTAAATGCATCGTCTGCCGCGTATCCCTGAACGTTTTGCGGGGAATCGTACAGATTCAACACCGCGATACTGAAAGCCGAGTTGGCCGAAGTGATTGTTGCCATGAGTGCTCCAAAATAAAAAAGCCGCCAAAAAGGCAGCCTTATAAATGCGAAAACCGGCACTTGGCCGGTTCAATTGATTCAACGCATGTTGCGTTAATGCGAAATGAACAGCTTTAGAAAGTAGCCAATCCCGGCCCCACTTGAGCCAAGGGCCAAGCCAATCGCGGCGATAAGAGCAGCAGTCGCTAGGCGCTTGCCTACGATTCCAGCGTCCTTTTGCGTCATTTTTCCCTCCACCTTTACCTGATTTTTCGGGGTATACTTCACGAATATTCACTTTCAAGTCGAGATTGAATGCTGAATTAAAAAGCCCCTGAACGCGATCAACGTCAGGGGCTTTTGTTTTTTTTCTTGCTTACTTGCCTACCAAGTAATGGCCTGTATTGCCGACAAGGACGTGGCCGCATTCACAGCGGCCTTTTTAGTTTGCAGATGCTGAAATGCCAGCGCGCCCTGCGCACCAAAAGCGAATGCCAGTCCTTGCATATCGCCATAGGTGAACGGCACCTGTGTATTGTCGGCAGCTACCCAGTAAAAGCCGGGCTGAGTTGCACCCGCCAGCTGAAATGTCCATAGCATCGCTTCCAAATTCTCGACGCTCTTCTTATCGGCCTGATACATCTTCGTGATGCCGCCAGCACTGGTATAACTTACTGCCTGCTGTTTAGCTAGGTCGTAGGCCGAAACTAGTAGCGCAATCTGCCCAGCCTGCGCTGTGGCAATCTCTGACGAATTCAAGGGGCGAACGATCCATGCGTTATTCTCCACGTCAGCCACTATTATCGAGTCCGCACTGCTGTTGGACGGCGGCGCTATGGTGAGACAATACGGGATAGTCACATCATCAGCCGCTTCGCCTGCGTATTGCAGTGATTCAGGGTAATAGAGATACTTTGTCATTGGCGACCGCCCATTCGTAAGTCTCCAGCCCGAAAGCTGGAGGCATTCTTAAAGCCCGTTATTACTGGCCGAGCGATACGCTAACTTCTTCCCAAGACAGACTTGCCTTGACGACGTGCGTCGTACCGGCAGCTTGTGCAAAGATGCCCAGGATCGCACCTGGCGGAACGATCACATCGCCCGCGGTTTCCTCGTCCACCGTGTAGACGCCCGCGCCAGCCGCAACAGCTGCCGGGCCGCCGATCTGACGCAGCTCCGAAACAACAATAGACGTACCGGCCAGCGCCGCGTTAGCGATCACGCTCGCCTTGCTGACTGCCTGCAGTGTCGATGCTTGTACACCCTTGCTCGATGCGCCCGTGTAGCTGGCAGCCTGACCGTTCAGGTAGCCGAACATGAAACCGCCGCCCGGCGTGCCCGACAGCGTCAGCACCTTGGTACGGTTGATCACAAGGTTCACGCCGGAATTGACCGGGTTCATCAGCGCAAGGATCGGCGTAGCAGCACCTGCGGCAGGAACGGCAGCACCGATTGCGCTGGTCGTCGCTAATGTAATACCAACGCCAGCGATATTCGCATGGAAATTGTTGCCGTTGAGCGACGACTCAGCATATTTGCCGTGCAGCTCTGAGACGACGAGTTCGCCTTGGGCTGACATGCGCACCGTGGTGCTTGTACCTTTGGCTACTGCTTGCTGACCTACTTGACCTTGAAATTGCATGATTATTCTTTCGTTGAAAAATTAATTGAATTACTGAACGGCGCTGAAATCGGCCCGTAGCGTCGCCGGGTCTTCCTTGATTCGAAGCTCATTCGCCCACATCGCATTCGACAGGGAAACTTCCTGCACGAGCTGAGAGAGAAGCTCAATCACCAAATTGAACTGCTCGTAGCTGATCGCGACCCCGGCGCTCGAATTGACCTGTGCCGAGCCGGTCGTCAGATTCGATACGGCAACCGTGCCGCTGACAGACTGCGTCGCCGGGAGGTTCGTCACATGCGTGAGCGCGCCACCATCCACATTTAGCGCAGGTTGCAACGCTGCGATGGCTGTCAATTGCGTCAGCTCATTGTTTTCTATCGTGCTGAGCGCTGACTGAAGCGCGCTGATGTTGGCGCTTGTAGCAATCGGATTGAGCGCTGCCACAATTTGCGCCAGCGTTGCGCCGCCGCCTAACGTGGTGCCGAGTGCCGTGATGTTTGTCGCAATTGTGCTGAGCGTCGAAAGCTCTGTCGTGGCAGCCGTGTTCAAGGAGGCCAGACTCGCAATGATCGTCGCCTGATTCGCGGCTGTTGCCCCCGCCTGAGTAGCTGACTGGATCGCGGCAAGTGCGGCATTACCTGTCGTGACCAGCCCTTGCAGGTTGATCCCATCCGTGTGCAGTGTTCCAAGTGCCGTGTTACCCGTCGAAATCAGTGACTGAATATTCGAAAGTGCGCCCGCTAACGATGCCGTCTGAGACGTGATCGTCGCCGCCGAAGCATCGCCGCTTGCGACACTCGACTGAACAACATTGACGGCGCTTGTTACGGCATTCACCGCTGTCGTGACGTTGCCCACCGCTGTGTTGATGCCGGTCAGCGTCGAATTCGAGCTAGTCAGGTCAGTATGAAGCTGAGCGACAGCAGTCTGAACGGCATTGACTGCCGAAGTTGTCGCATTCACGGCCGCCATGACATCCTGAACGGACGCGTCCAGCGCGAGCGATCCACCTGATCCCGCAGCCTGTACGACAAGCGGATTGCCAGATACACCGGTCGGATTATTGCTTTGGTCAAGCAGTTGTACCTGTGCGGTCATTTTTATTCCTTATGAGAGTTGGTAGCCGACGACGAATTTGCCCATAAACTCCCCTCGCTTCGGTTGCAGATCAAAGCGGATTGTGCCGTTTCCAGGAGTGGCGAAGACATTCACCTGTTCGAGATAGGCTTCTTGAGTCGAGCGACCATTTGATGGAGATAGTCCAAGCACCTGGGCAACGACAATCGATGTCGGTTTAACTAGCGCATCCGTGATCGTGAATGTCGCATCTCCAACATATTCGCTACCTACGTCCAACTCGACCGCTTTGAAAGCGCCTGCGACCTGCTCCGCGGCGTTAAGAACCGTTTTTGGCATTCTTCACGACCTTCTTTGCGCGCACCTGATCGCGAAGAGTCGCGTTGTCAGATTCAGCAGTCTGCAATCGCTTTTTCAATGCATCGATCAATGCAACGTTCTCGGCATCTTTTTGCAGCAACTGATCGCGCTGGATTTCAAACAGCATCGCATTGGACGCATGCACACCAAGCTCGGTTTGCAAACGACCAAGCCACAGCATATTGAGATGTTGATGTTGATTGTTCATCCGTGTTTCTCCGAAAACCCCGACCAGAAGGCCGGGGGATTGCATTACTTGACGTAGTTGGCGCGCAACTTGTCGCTTGTTACCGGGGCAAACAGCATCGTGATGGCATTACCGGCCAATGTGTAGTCGTTACCAGCGCCCGGCTCCAGCAGCACACCGTTCAGATACAACTCCAATTGATAAGCGTTGGCATTGGCCAGTGTAAACGCAGTGTTCGTTCCGTCAATCGTGCCTGCCGGTGTTTCGTTCGACACCAGATCGCCATATTTCAGGAAACCGCTGCCCGAGGTGTTATCGACGGCAATGACGCCAGCACCAGACAATGTTGCATCGCCGGTTACGCCCGACCATGCTGGCTCACCAGAGCTGTTCGAAACGATGATCTGGCCAGCAGCGCTTGTACCGCCAATAGCGACACCTGCACCCGATACGGCCAGCAGGCCAGCAGGGTCAGCAACAACCGCGATGTCGCCAGACTTACTGTCGAGCCCAAGGCCATTCCCGATCAATGCCTGAATCTGGTTACCAGTCTTTGTCAGACCATTACCTGCGGTGATTTGGTTGCCCGATGTGTCCTGAACCCATGTTGTTGTGGACGCATCGACAGTAATCAGTTCCCCAACATTAGTTGTGGTGCACAGGTACTTAGTACTTTCGCCGACAGTGCCCTCATCAACGATGACGTACATGCCTTCGTTTTGAGTGCTGCCCGATGCGTAATCCGCAGTACGGGACCACGCACCTGAAGCTGCGGCAAACAGACCGTTTTGGGTAGCGTCAGTTTGGCCTACCAGCAGAACGCGATCACCGGCTACCAGTGTTACGCCGTCGATAGTCTGCAAACCGGTCAGAGCAACGTTGGCTGTCGAAACTACACGAGCCGGAGCCTTGAAAGTCAAGCCGTTCGCCAGACTATCAACATACGATTTGGTTGCTGCATCAGTTGCATTGACCGGTGCAGCCAGACCATTGATGGCAAAGTTCGCCATGTTCAGCGCGCCAGTCATCGGAACGCTGCCGTCCGACTTCAAGAGCAGCGCGTAGTCCTGAATCTGGGTACCGCGAATAAGAGTTTGTGCCATATTTGTTCCTAGTTATATCCAATAAGTTATTGTCAACACATCGCCTAATACGATGTCCATTTCAACGGGGATGTTGACGAACCCCACTCCAACCTGAAAGCCGCTCGCGCTTTGCTTAACGCCATTCAGAAATACGAATACGCCACGTGCTGCTTGATTGATTGGGATGCTCTGTGCGCCGCCTGCTGAAGCGATGTAGTCAAACTCCTGCTGCGTTGACGCTTCAAGTTTCTTTAGCCTGCGCAATAGACCGAGCGCAACAGCATCGATGATTGTATTTGCGATGTTCACAGATTACGTCCATCCGCTGATAGAAAGCAGATTGCCGGACGCATCCCAAGTCATCGTTTGCGTCTGACTGCTACCGCTTGCGGAACGTGTAATCGAAATCAGGTTGTCAGACGCGTCGTAGCTCAGTGCATAACCATAATTTATCGAATCAATCGCCGGGCTATTGACGCCAATCGATAGAGGCAAACCTGTCGCCGGATCGATGATGACCACGCCTTCAGCAAATCGCTGATTAACATTTTCGTTTAGATTCGTTGAAACTTTGACTTCCATAACAACTCCCTAAAGTCAAATCACATCACCGCAATGCTGGCAAGCGTCAGTTGCTGAATGCTTCCTCCGTCGGTGTAGAACAGTGTCATCGATGGGCTGGCACGTGCGATGCGGATAGCAGCGGTAGCCGGTTGAATTTGGAGGTAATACCCCTTTGCCTCGATGGTTGCCGACACGTCAAAACCAAGCGCGTTCTGCATCTCTGCGACTTGCGCGCTCGACAATGAGACTCCGGTGCGAATTGCGCCAAAATTTACTGCGCTAGAAATCGGATCCATGCAAGCAGCTTCGATCGTCGCGTATCCCTGCGAGTTGTAGGGCAACGATCCTACGCTTGTAAGCAGAGTGATCATGCTGAGTTGCAAATTCGCATTCAGCCAAATTTGATCAAGGAAGCTATCAAGCCATACCCACTCACCAGAAACAGAGCCTGGGTACATGAAATTAAAATTGTTGATCGCCGTCGCATATGCGCCAAACCAGTTGTAGCCGTTTTGTTTTAAAGCAGCGGAATCTGATGCATTGGTAACTGATGGGGCAAGACCGCTTTGCGTCTTGAACGCAAGTGTTGCACGACCGTTGAGTCGGCTAAAATCAAGCGATGCTGCATAGCCGAGCACAAAAGCTGCGTGAGTGTAATCGCCAAAAATCGGTACTGATCCGTCTAATTGCAAAGATTGTAGTGTGTAACCCCATGGCTCCGTCGATCCGGCCACCTTTGCTTGCGCATCAGAGTCATAGCCCACATAACCAAATCTATTCTGGGTGCTATTGGCCCATGTAGAAAACGCAATTTTGTCAGTAATAACCGACTCCCATGCCGTGGAAAACAGCGCCCAATTCTGCGTAACACTCAGAATGATACTGTCCATGAAGGAGCCTGGCATCGCAGCATTAGCTCCTTGCGATACGATAGCGCCTGACGGCGTATCCATGCCAAGTGCTGTTGCTGCCGCACCGGTGGCCGCCAACGCGCTTGATGCTACTCCAGTAGCCACGTCAGTAATGACGAATGCTTGATGCAGCTCGTCAAACGCGACATTCACGCCAAGCTGCGTACTCATCAATTGAGCAGCATTCGAGAAGCTGGTAGCCGCCGACAAGTTGATAGTAGCCTGGTGCGCCACTGCGTCAATGACGATGCTAAATGCCCCAGTGACCGCTTGAAGCTGCGCAAGTGTCATCGATGCAATAGACGCTCCGCGAACCCACGCAGGAACCGCAGCAGCATTGTATTGCGCGAAGTACAGCAGACCGGGCGTCTTGGTGCTGTTCTGGTATCCATTAAAGTAAATTTTTGCCATCGCCGCTTCAACGGACTGCGGACCAAAATAACTGGCAACGTCCGCAGAATCGGCAAACGGGATAGCTTGGCCCATCGGCGCATAGGTGGATTGCGTCAGGATCAATCCGTTCAGATTGACGGCATTTCCTGCGGCGCTTAGCACGCCAGGATTGACATTTACGATCTGCGAAATTGGAATGGCGTTTGTCATGGGTACCCCAAATAAAAAACCGCCCTAAGGCGGCATTGTGCATTTAATGACGAATCCGATCAGGCTGGAAAAGTCACGTCGATATTTTTTAAACCAGACCAAATTTTCTGACTAGTGGTATTTGCCGTAACAGGGTTGCCTGCGTTGCCAATTTCAAGCTCTGCCGCAAAATACTGTGGCACGGTCGTGATCGGGTTGTACTGAAGATTGACCTGCAACTTCCACCGTGCAACGTATTGACTCTCGCCACTAATAAGCGGCATCTGAACTGGATCGTCGGCGTACAGCGGCACAATGTTCTGCGGAAGCGCATCGACTGCGTAGCTATCACGAAACAAGCTTTGCACCATCGCCGCCCAGTCACCTGACTGCTGCCCATAAAAATCAAGCTGGATCATGTGATTAATGTGCGTCTCAATGAGCTTCGAGCCAGGATTACTTCCTATGTCGTCGTAGCTATCGATATTTGTAGACAGACGAATTTTACGAACGTCCGTCATCACGACGAAATCACCGACAGGCATCGAAACCTGATTATCCTGCCCCTGAACCACCTCAATACCAGCAGGCAAAATCGACAGTAGAAACGTGCGTAGTGCCGTGTGAATATCGTCGCCGATAATTGAGATCGACACACTCACGATTGCAGCCTCACCAACACGCTACACCAGTCAGGCCATGTTTCTAGTACGGCAATAACAAGCCAACTACGCGCCACGCCACCAGAGGTTTCCGGAAATTGCAAGGTATCGCCACCCTTACTATCTGCACGCACGACGCCCTGCGCATTCCCGTTTAGGTAAACTTTGCGCATCACGCCCTCGATATTCAGACCATCGATATGCTGTAATTCCTGTGCAGTAACACCCTGGACTTGTCCTGAGCATTGAACTGCAACAACATTCGGCGTCCGACTACCAGAATCTGATGTCGTATAGCCTTGGCTCTGCATCCACGTAATAGGTATATTCGCAGTGACGCGCTGGGTAGCTCTGTTCGCAATCGCGCTCAAATTCATTACTTATCCTCAACGACCGAAGTCAGGGTAGCAAGCATGGTGCCTGTATCAACCAGCGGCTTTTCTATGGAATCAGTCCGATCTCCACTTGCCGTGCGACGCACTCTGGCGAGAATAGTTGATTCTTCCAACTCTGGGGAGGTAAGCTCACTGATCGTTTTTTTAATATCACCAGCGGCCCCATTACCTACGATCTGCAACATGGCGTCAGCCGTCATTGCTCCTCGCATTACTTCGCGCACACCATCTTGAATATTTTTCGACCATTCACTTTTCTTTTCTTCGATGGTAGGTCGAATAAAAGGACGCGCCGGAATAGTCGCAGTGCCAAATTCCTGAATAGCAGCAACCTCGCCAACCGGAGTGCCATTCTCGTACACGGCAGATTCGAGCCAGCCGATCTTTATGACCTTGTGCTCAATATCCCGCTGCATGCGCGAGCGCAATTTCTCTGCAATGCCAGACATGTCGAGCTTGCTCAAAATATCCCGCCAAACTTCCTATAGGCGGATCGCTCAGGTAGTCCACCGATGTAGAGGCCGCCGGCAGATTGCGTGTCAAGCAAGGCCCGAAGTTGCATTCCATACGGCGTACTCGACAGCCACGATTGAAAAGCCGTTTTAATAGGCGGAATGGCGAAACCAACGCTGGTGCTACCCTGTGTTGCGTTCTGTATCGGCATCCCACCTGCTATCGATGAATCTGCCGCGCTGGGGTCAGCTGCTAGTTGCAGCAACTGCGCCATCATCAAATAGATGGCGTATTGCAGCGTCGGCCCCGACAACATCAACGAATCGTTCGCGTTAATGTAGTTAGTCGCAACCTCCCACATCATCAAGAGTAACGCGTCTGGATATGTGCCCGGTATCGAAAAATCAGGGAAAAGAGCGCGAAACCCCGATAGGTCAAGCGTCTGAGTTGCCATTTTTTAACCTTTTTTCCCGCTCGTTGGCTCCACCAATTGATTGCCCTCGCGAGTATCGGTTCCAAGATAGTCAGAAGGCGTTTTCGGAGCTGATGGGTCTTTGGTGTTCATATTTGCAGCAACTTTTTCCGGCTCAGCTGCTTTTTTCTGAATCATAACAAAACCATTTTCCGCATGCTTCTTGAAAACTGGATTATCACCAAGAATCAGAGCATCCTCATCCGACACCTGCGTGGCAACGCCAAGAGGGGTCAGGATGTGTTTATTTGCCACACCCGTGCCGCCTTTGATGACTATCGAGCGGGCGCGCTGCGGCAGATCAGCGCCACCTTTGACCCACACGTTGTAAGAGACATCCGTTGCAAGCGTTGAAAATACTGTTGGCATATCTTTATCTCCTTAGACGCCGGTTGCGCGAACCACTGCGTAAGGCCGCTTTAGCAACACACCGGCAGTCGCATTGGAATAATCCTCGACGTATGCCTTGCTTTGTTTTTCTACGCCCAGCGCCTGGAATTTAGCTGGAACGATCTGCGTAAACGTCCGCTTATCGTCCGTTCCGCCATCCTCAACGCCTTCTGCGTACAGATACAGTACGTTCAGGCCGCCGTTCGCATTGTTTAGATGCGGAGCTGTAACAATGCGAATTTTTGGATAATTTCGTGTCAGCCAATCTTTGACAGAAATTCCGAAGTCGCTCACCACTGTCAGGTATTGGTAACAATCAGTCGAAAGTGCCAGAGTAATATTCGTATCCTCTGGGTTGATTGTGTCCATCGACTGTGTTTGCAACAGCTGCAAAAGAGTGCGCAGATCAGCAGTAATTTCCAGAAATACTTTCGAGGCCCACTGCGTACTACCAGCAACGCCTGCCGCAACCGTCTGATAGGCCGGGAGACTAGGATCATTCAGAAATCCATAGGTACGATTCGTGCCATTGTTGTATCCGAAAAATCCAAGGGTGTTACGCTGAATTTCCAACGCCAATGCGGCGGCGGATCGTTTTTCAGCAGAAGTGGAAATCTTGATTTTTGATGCGCGCGCTTCTTCAAGCAGGCCGATCTTCATACCCTTCTCAAAACGCACAATCGTGCGTCTCTCAAAATTGGTATTCCACGATGACAGCGGAACGTTCGTGAAGTCGCCATATGGCACGGCATCGCCGATCACTTCCAGCATGCCCTGAACGACCTCCTCATCTTCCCATGAGCCAACCGTAGTAATGCCAACCAGATCATCGATCTTGCGTGCGGCGGTAATGTTGCGAACAAATCCCGGCAACCAATTTTGCAGAAACTGAATCGGCGTAGTAATCGAGGGGCTGGTAATGCCGCCTTGCTGATCATCCATTGCCATCGCCTGCACCATACGATTCACTTGAGATTCAGTAATCGTGATGCCGATACCGGATAGCGCGCCAAAGTCAGCGACATCCTGGGCGGACATGTTTAATGGGCGAACCTGACGCGGCCCGATATAACTTTTTTCCTGAGCGTACATTCAAGTATCCCCTTAGTTAGTGAGACGGATTGCAACTAGACCACTGTTGGTCGTTGGATAATTAACGACAAATGCGTTCGGCACTAATGCAGAGCCAGCCGGAGCAGAAGCGCCCGGCGCTACCGCAGCCAATGCGCCAGTCGTCGTGTTATATGTCACCTGATCGCCAATATTGGCAGGGCCGACAATCTGCGCGGCAATCGTGCCCATCGTCAGAAATTCGCCCTGGGAGTTGTCGTGAATAGCCAGCGTTGGCGACAAGGTTCCAGAGATGCCACCGCTCGACGCGTAGACTTTTGGATTCACCAAAATACCCGCGAACACAGCGCCTGCGGCGATGATTCCGCCAACAGATGCGACGTTAGTCAGATTATTTTTCGTGAACGCATAGCCCACAATATTTGGATTTGCCCCATTGCTATTGACCAGTAAAGGGTCAGCACGTTGCGGACCATCGAACAGCAGTTCGCCAGTAATACCGAATGCCAGGGTGAATGGCACTACCGTTTGAAAACCCATCTCATGCTCCCTTTACGTATTGACTGACGAAATTGTTGCCGCCAACGGCAGCATCCATCGCTTTAGCTATTGGCTGCTTGCGCGGGTCTGGACGGCCTTGAAGCCAGCCACTCAAAACAGAGACCTCAGTCCCGCTATCAGCTTTAATACCAAGCTTCTTGCAACCATATGCAGCAACTTGCAGCTCGCTCATCTCGGCATGATCGAACGTGCCAATGTGTGTTGAGAGTTTGTCGGCAATCCGATTTTTTGCGGCAATGCGCGACATAAAATCTTTGTACAGAATGGCCGCATCCATACCCTCGGCAGGCTTGTCGCCTTTTTTGCTTTCGTCGCTGCCTGGCTTTTCGGCTTCTTTAGCCGCCTCAGCGTCCGCCACAGGAGGATTATTTTCATCCGGGTCGCCGCCAGACACGTCCTCATCTTCTTCAGAGGCGACCGGTGCGCCACCCGTTGCCGCTGCTTGCAGCGCGGCGATAGCTGGTAGCAATGAATTTATTGCAGATACAACCTGTTCCAGCGACATGCCGCTGTCTTTACTTCCTTCATCCTTGGCTTGAGTTTCTTCTGCCATTTCTTTCTCCTGATTAATCATTGCCGAGTCGAGTGTGAAAACCAAACTGTCCTGTGAATCCAGAACTGCTACATCAGCCCCCATGCGCCCCGACCCAACAAGCGCTAAATGGTTGCCACGAATATGACGTTGCACGTAGTCGTAAGACTGACCGTTCCACGAACCAGAGACGGCCTCATACCGGCATCGGTAGCCGCACGAAAGTTCCTTCTTTCCTGCGGCGATCAGATCAGCCATTGCCTCCGAAAACACCTTAATGTTTCCGTACAATATGCCGTCCTGAAAATATACTTCCTCACCGATGACGCCCTGCACGCCCTTTTTTTCTGGCGGCGTCAGGCCATTCTCTTCGCTGCCCAGCATGGCGTGATCGTCAATCCACGGAACCAACTTGAACGATTCCAGGGTTTCTGGCGATCCAAGCTCTTCGGCTGATCGATAGACCAGATAAATAGCGTTGGGATCTGGTGCGCCAGGGATTTGCCTGCCCCTGTAGGGAAACACCCCTACCTTCGACAGCGGATTACCCTTGACCACAACCCAGCCGTTCACATCTTGATTGCGAGCGGATGATTCCTGCATGTCATGTCCCGAATTTCACAATAGGCCGCATTACACAGCGGCAATTTGGCGCTTGGCCTGGAATAACCGGCACACCCAGTCTTTCGTCAACAGGCGGACTATCCAGATCAAAAATCTTTCCACCCCATTGAACATGCTGCTGGCGCGGGTGCTGTCCTCCGCCGGAGTGAATCCACTCAAACTGCCTCACACCGAGTTCGCGCATACGCCCTGCATTGATATTGTTGTAAGCCTTGCGAGTCTGGTCTAGGGCCACGTTGCGTGCGTGCCTGACGTTTTCGCCATATTTCTTTTCAAGATAAGGAACCAAGTCCTTCAGTCCTCGCCCAGTAGAGATGGAGCGCATGACAGCGCCCTGCACATCCGCGATGTACTTTTGTGGAATTACCCGAATCAGACTAACGCCCTCGTTCACCGCTGCTGTAGCAATTTCTTGCAGCCGCCCGTTGAACATGTCGGTCTTGAGCGTAAATCCTTTTGGACTGTCCTTGAAGAATTCGCGCAGGGACATTCCAAGCGTAACGCTGCTGTTTTTCAGCGTGCGCTTGACCATGCGTTGCGTTGCCATCTTTCCGAGTTTTGCGAATTGCGGCATGTACTTGTTAAGCAACGCGTTCGTCAGAATGCGCGCTGCCGATGCGCTGTTGGCGTCATCCATCGCCACAGAGTCAAACGCATGCGCCGGATCATTGAACATTTTTTCTATGTTACGGCGCGTCTCTGCGCACATCTTGCGGACGAGAAGCCCAATAGCTGCCTCGTAGTCCTGCGCAATGACGACAGCTGGCCGAAGAATCAGGCCGCTGACCACATTATTTTCCAGTTTCGCCATGACCATCCTCAAGCGGATTGCTAGGCTCATTGCCGGAATCTTCCAGCTCTGGCAATGGCTCATCCTCAAGCCCCAAAGAGCCATATCCAGACTCTGGGTCTTGCGCAATGCGGCGGCGCTCATCCTCGCTGCTGATTGCACCACTTTGGACGAGCGCCTGGCCCGTCTGAGCTTTCTTTAGATTAATATCAGACAACTCTTCCGCGCTCGGCGTATCAGTAGGATTCCAACTCACCGTCACGTCCGGCTGATTGCCAAGCTTTGGCATCACAAACGAAAGCATGACGAGCAAATGATGTCGCTCAACAAGCGGAGTCAAGTCGTGGGCCTGAATGCTTTCCAGCTCCTCGTGATAGCTGCTTTCCTCGTACTCACCCGTCGAGCTAAATCCCTTCGGTTGCGTCCCTAAAATTTTTGTCGCTGGTACGTTTGCTGCCGCAGCCACGATCTGATACTGCGTCATGATGACCTGATCAAGTTCATTGAGCGCTGTATCGTGCTGCTCAAATAGATCTGATTCCTTGTCACCAAGCTTAATGCCAAAGTTGTCGCGGTAATGTATCCACTCGTTCAGACGTTGAACCGCCTTCTCACCTTGCCCGGTGACCGCTTCCATATCGGTGTACCAAACGTTCGTCCGCTTCGACTGCGCTAGGAGCGGCGCTTCATTTGCCACGCGCTCAGCTGCGTACACGCGCTCCATAATCCGTTGCGTGACCGGTATCCCACCATATTGATACATGGGCTTGAGAATGTCCGGCAGCTCGGCGTTGCGAAAGATGACCAGGTGCGAACGATGATGTCGCTTGCCGTTAATCAGCCACCATGTAGGCTCGAAAAAATGCCCGGTATCCGGAGCTGCCGAAGCCCCTTGATTAAGCTCTGGCGCACACCAGTATGGGTCTACTTGAACGATGCCCTTGTAGCTACCAGGTGTTACGCCATCTGGATTGAACGGCTTCTCGTAATATTCTGGATCGGTGCTATCCACCTTGAACAAGGCAATGCGAATTCCGAATATGCGCCCCATGCGAATATACTGCTCAAGATTCCAGCTTAGCCTGTATGCCTTGTCGTAGCGCCTCAATAACCGCAGCGCCTCATCATTAAGCTGTTCGCCATCTACAGCGACAATCGTGTAGCCATTGCGAATCGCGTCCCGGCCCGGCATTGAACAAGCTTTATCAATCAACCAATGTTGCGCCAGAATCGCACACATTGGATAGCCAATGAACGACTGCGAAACGTACCAAGCAGCCAGCGATTCCGGCATACCCTGCTGACCATACGGCCCGACCATTTTTAGAGTCGATGCGCCCGTCGAATCATCCTGTGCGCCGTCGAAAGACGGCTTCGGAAATAAAGCTGTTAACGCCGCAATGCGACTTGGAATGTTTACCCCATCCCGAGCAGCTACATGAGTGCTAAGGAATGGCGTACTCGATGACGGCGGCGCTGATGCTACGGATTTATCCTTGAGCCATCCAAACATGAATTTATCCAAAAAATGACTGGCGCTTTACCATGAGTTCGTTAAACGCCCGACTCAGCGCGTCTACCTGATCATCGTGCTTACCATTAGGGAACATCCGCATTTCATCGAGAAGCTGGCGGTTCCATGAACCCTCCAGCATGACGACATTGCCGACGTTGATCTGTGCTGCCAACGGCTCTGCCCGCGTTACTTTGTCGCCAGATTCGGGGGATGACTTTACTTTGTATCCAGCCAACTTGCGGGTGAGGTACAACACAAGAGATTTTCCAGCCTGCCCAGGGTCTTGCGGCATGCCTATTGTTACGCTATACCCATCAAGCGCCGAAGTATTCATCAGCAGGTTATCGCGCTCGTCTGTCGCTACCCGCTCACGCACCATGTCGCCGATAATGAAACGACCGTCTGGCAACTTGCCTAACTTTCCACCTGCCGTGTAATCGCCATCGACAGTTGCAGCAAAATCCCAGCCGCGCACCCACTTGATCGCACCAGCGGGGATCGCAGGAACAATCTCGATCTGCCCCGGTTTGATGATGCCGCCCTCTGCCGGAGCTGGACGCTGCTGATATTGCCCAGCAAACGTATAGGGCGCTGCTGATTCCATGCGCCGAAGTTCATCAGCGCTATGCTTCTCAGGCCACAATGCCGTGCCATCCTCTTGCAATGCGGGCAAACAGACATGCTCCCACTTCTCACCGTTGCCACCATCGAGCAACCAGCCAGACAGATCACTCTCATGCAATCGCTGCATGACAAGAATAATTGGGGTATCAGGAGAATTTTTTCGGCTCTCCAGCGTATTCTGAAACCAGTCAATGACGTTTTCTCGCATCACTTCTGACCGAGCCTCATCCGCCTTGTGCGGATCGTCGATAATGATTGCACCGCCGAATCCTGGCCGATGCTTACCAGCACCGTATCCAGTGATTGTGCCGCCAGCACCGACAGCATAGATGCAGCCGCCCAGCGAAGTGCGCCACTCGTCCTTAGCCTGGCTGTCGTCACGAAGAATGACCGATGGGAATATGGCCCGATATTCAGCCTCCTGAACCAGCCCTCGTATATCCCAAGAACTCGATGCCGCCAATCTGCCAGAGTAGGACGTATAGATGAATTCGCTATCGGGGAAGTGCCCAAGGCTCCATCCCATAAAATTCTTGACGATCTCCGTCTTCGAGTAACGCGGCGGGATGTTGATGATCAGCCGCTTACATTCGCCGTTGAAAACCCGAGTCAATGCCTCGCATATCAACGGATGGTGCGATGACTGCTGCCACGTGTATCCGCGCCGATTGACAAACATCCATCGGCTGAAATAGTAAAGGTCTGCCATCGCCATAGACCGCCATACACGGCGCTCCTGGTCATCAAATTCCATGGCTATACCTTCGGAGAAATCCTATTCTTTTCCAGCTCTCGCTGAATTTCATCAAGAGTAGCGGTGGGGCCGCCGTTGCTTACGGTAATGTTCGTTACCTGAGGCGTATGCTGGTCGATGGCCCAAGCCTTGCGCTCTGCCTCCTGCCGAATCTTCAGCGTCTCCGCCGTGATTTTCGCCAGCTTGGCCGCTTCAAAATCCTTCGTCCCAATAGCCGTGTCTACGATGTCCTTATGCTCTTCCCACTCATCTCGGTGCCGTTGAACAACGTCAGCTCGGCGTCCGGCCTCGGCATCCAGCGCAGCTGCCTTTTTTTTAGGGTTGCAACCTGCAACTATGCCTGCAACTTTCTCTGCAACTTTGCGCTGAATGACCGGCTCAACATCCTGTGACCAGCCTTCCGCCTCAATGTGCTTTTGGATCGCAGTGCGACTAACGCCATGTTGCCTAGAGAGCATGGATTGGGTTGCACCCGTCTCGTACTCGGCACGGATAGTTTCCCAGTCGATGCTACGTTTCATTGGTAATCCGTAATTGAATGCTGTGTTGTTCCTGCGAGTAAAATGACAAACGCAAAAAAGCCCCGGACCAATTAAGGCACGAGGCTTTGTTTTACCAATACAGGAGAGGATTCCTACCGACCAGAGCTATCTGCAAAGTGCCAGCAGCGTGTTTGAATCAACTCTTGTATTGCCCCTCATGTGAGGGGTATTACTTTTCTTTAGGCGTGAAAAACCGCCACTGAGAAGAATCATATACTGTATTTACAAACAGTGCAAGGTTTTTTTAATAGTGGTACCGACATTGTGCAATTTGCAATCGACCATCCTGAATCGAATAAATCAGACGATGCTCATCATCTATGCGCCTAGACCAGAACCCAGACAAATTGTGCTTTAATGGCTCCGGCTTACCGATACCATCGCAGGGGTCGCGCACTATGTCTTTAATTAGCGCGTTGATACGCTTCAGCATTATTTTATTATTCAACTGCCAATATAAATAATCTTCCCATGCCTCTGCCGACCATTCAATCGTCATTGCTCAGCTCATGCGCAACGCCATTGCCAGCCCGCAAAGATTCCAGCGAGTCCATAAGTCGGCGCGCGTTACTGGGGCTACGCAAGAGATAGGCAGTTTCCTCAAGTGCGTTGTAATCAGCTAGTGACATAATGACAACTGAATCACCCTTTTGCCGAGTAATCAAGATCGGAGCATGGTCTTGCCCCACCTTGTCCATTACTGCGGTCAAGTTCTGACGAGCATAGCTATAGTTTAATGCGTACATTTTCTGCCCCTTTGTATATGTACAAATATTAGTACATATACAAAGGGATGTCAATTCAACTAAGCAAACGTAACCGCCATACCCTGCTCCGCCTCGTAGCAGATTAGTTGCTCGGCTACGCTGTGAAGGTGATTCCGCCATGTGCGCATCTGCTTTCTTGCCATTTCGCCGAACCCGAGCGCCTCACGCATCGCCAGAATCCGCACCTTCGCGCCGGTCACATCGTGGCCGTCTTTTTCCAGCTGCTCGATTAGCTCCAGTTCTGGGGCGCGGTTCCTCGGGTCAAGTAGAGCTTTCGGCGTAAGGCTGGCATTGGCGCTCCATCGGTCGTGTGGGTCTGCTGCTGATAGTGGGTAGTGGTAGTGTTCTTTGGCAACTGCTGGCGGCGCGTCCGGCTCAACCAGTTCCCACTCATAAGATTCAACAAAAGACAGCGCATCAGCGAATTGCGACTCGCTCAGGTCTTTGTAGGTGCCGACTTGGAAGTGATTCTTGATGCCGCCCCACAGTGCCGGATAGGCTGCGCGTTGCTTGGCCTTTGGCAGTGACATGGCCTTTCTGGCAACTGCTTGCTGTAGCTGGCGTTGTTGCGATGGCGCAAGACCATTCGGAAGCGCCTTGGTTGTCATTTGCGTCAACCGCTCAACTTCACGGTCAAGGATGTCCAGTACCCAAACGCGGAAAGCTTTGGCAACAGCAGTACGGGCAAACATCGCCAACAGATGAGCGCCACGTAGGCTGAAAATTCGCGTTTCTTTCTCTCCGGTAACGGTGGTCAACTTGACCACCGTTGTCATATTGACTGTGAACTCGTCGGTATGGCGGGCGTAAAT